GCTTAAGTTTCTAAAACTAAAAGAAGCTAATCCATTTAAGTTTGATGTGATAAGTTATGTATCCAAACTACCTAGTGAATTTAAACTACAAGAATATATTGACTATGATATTATGTTTCAAAAAACATTTGTAGACCCTATGAGTTTTATACTTAATTCTATTGGTTGGTCTACTGAGAAGACAGCTAGTCTTGAGGATTTCTTTGTATAGTTTTTTCATAGTAATAGTTTGTATGCATTGGGGATTTGCCACTGGTAATCTTCTAGCATTAAAAACAAATTGGTCTATACCTAGATTTTTATTAATCGTAATACTAATTAAATACTTTTTTTTAACTTATGGAATTTAACACAAACAAAAAACATGGAGTAATATATGCGGATCCACCGTGGTATTTTAAAACGTATAGTGAAAAAGGAAAGGATAAAAGTCCTGAAAGACACTATCCTTGCATGTCTCTCGCTGACATTATTCGGTTACCTGTTGGTGACCTTGCTAAGGACGATGCAGTCCTTTTAATGTGGGTTGTTGATCCACTATTAGATCAGGCGTTTAAGGTTATAGACGCTTGGGGTTTTAAGTATAAGACAGTAGGTTTTACATGGGCGAAAACGAATCGAATCAAAATGGGTTTCTTTACAGGTATGGGTTATTGGACCAGAGGCAATCCAGAAATGTGTTTATTGGCTACAAGGGGTAAACCTAAAAGGCTAGATAAGAGTATACCACAACTAGTGGTTGATCAAAGACGAGAACACAGTAGAAAACCAGATATAGTATATGACCATATTGAGAAGATGTTACCAGGGCCTTATATTGAATTATTTGCTCGTAGAAAACGAGAAGGCTGGACAAGTTGGGGGAATGAAGTTTGATTTTAGACTTGACTTTATCATTATTATGTGTTATAATGATCTATGTTTTTATCATAATACTATTAAGAATGTGGAATAATGAACAATTATAAAAGATATACCTTACAAGATACTTTAGATAGTGAGAAAAGATCACTATTCAATGTGCTATCAACTTTCGCTGGTGGTGGCGGTTCTTCAACTGGTTATAGATTGGCTGGTGGTAAGATACTAGCAGTTAATGAATTTGTGCCTGAGGCGCAAAACACTTATAAAGAAAACTATCCTGACACTACAATAGTACCAGGTGATATAAAAAAATTAACAGGTACGTTTCTTATGGAACAAGCTGGAATTAAAGTTAGTGAGTTAGATATATTAGATGGCTCTCCTCCTTGTTCAGCGTTCAGTATGGCGGGTTCAGTATCTCATGGTGAGGGTAGAACACACGCAGATGCGTTTGGTAAAACAAAAAAGTATTCAGATATAGAAGGTGTAGAGAATGTCGAAGATTTATTCTTTGAATTTTTAAGAGTGGCTAAAGATATTAAACCAAAAGTTATTATTGGTGAGAATGTTGCAGGCTTGACAATGGGTGAAGCCAAAACATATTTTCATAAGATACAAAATACATTTGAAGCAATAGGTTATCTTATAGTTGCTAAGGTATTAGACTCAAGTTACTTTGGTGTACCACAATCTCGTAAAAGATGTTTCTTCATAGGTGTAAGAGAAGATGTTGCTGAGAAAGTTGGTATAAACTTTATGACTATGTATCAATTGTATCCTGATGAGAATAATTACAGAACTACACTTGATGAAGCCATTAATGATGTAGTGAATGAAGATAAAGAAGAACTAAAATATTTATTTGAAAAAATAAGTCCAGAAACAGCCGTTGGTAAAACATTAATGAAAATGCCAAAGGATCCAGACAAAGTATTAACAGGTATGGACTATCACGTTAAAGGTCATCACTTTAATTTAAAGAGAAGTAGTTTAAGAAAACCTTGTCCAACAATTACTGCGATGGGTAATCTTGCTGGTATTGCTGGCACTTGTCACCCAACAGAAGATAGAAAGTTTACTATAAAAGAATTGAAAAGAATTATGTCGTTACCTGAAGATTTTAAATTGACAGGTAAACTTAATCAAAGATCAGAACGAGTAGGCCGTATGGTTCCACCGTTGATGATGAAGGCACTTGCTGAAAGTGTTTATAACAAAGTATTAAAACCATATAAGGAGTTAAACAATGACTAAATTTACTTTTGCTACAAGTGAAGAAGGCTTCGATAATCACATAGATAAATCTGTTCGTGGTTATAGTCAACTATGGGGCGATATACTTAACTTATCAAAATACTTTGTAGAAGACTATACACAAGTTGTTGATATGGGTTGTTCATCAGGCAAACTATTAAAAGGTATGATGGATCAAAACAATAAGAATATTCCTCACGCACAATACACAGGTATAGAAATAGAAGATGATTTTTTTAAAAACTATCAACGTGACGAGGAGAAGTATCATCAACTAAATTATTTCAGAGGTGATGTAAGAGAGTTTGATTTTCAAAACTGTTCTTTGGTTACTTCTATATTTACTTTACAATTTATGTCACCTAAAGATAGACAAGAGACGATTAATAAAATCTACAAAGGTCTTAATACAGGTGGTGCGTTTATCTTTTCAGAAAAAGTCTTTAGTTGTAATCCAAGGGTACAAGACATGATGACCTTTATGTTTTACGATTATAAAAGACAACACTTTTCTGATAAAGAAATACTTGACAAAGAAGTAACTTTAAGACACATGATGAAACCAAATACAAAAACTGAATTGTATAAAATGGTACAAGATGCTGGCTTTGAAATACATAATTTTTGGCAGAACTTTAATTTTGTTGGTATTGTCGCTTTAAAGAAATAATAAATATTTCTATGGCAATAACTAAAACAAAGTATGAAGAACTAAAAGAGTATTGGGATTATCAACGTAAGATAGAATACAATAGAGAAGTAATTTATTTTATGGCTGACAAGTTTCAAAACAGAGTTTATAATGATATGGGTAATGTATCCATAGAAGACTTAAAAAAGATACTTTGGGAAAGAGTACAACCTGAAGATTATGAAGAGCCTAGAAAAGGTTATGTACCAGAAGATGATAGTTTGAGAATTGAAGGAGAGGGTAAACCTTTTCTACCAAAGATAATGATACCAAAGAATGACCCTCACTTTAAGGGTTGACAAGTTAAGTAAAATGATATATAATAAGAGAATAAATTTATAGGAGTTATGGAATGAGTGATTTTTTAAAAGATATAATTAAAGAAACTGGTAATGAGTATGCTGGTTTAGTAAGTGATGGAATTGATAGCGCTGATGTTACAAGTTTTATAGACACAGGTTCTTATGCCTTCAATGCATTATTGTCTGGTAGTATCTATGGTGGTATGCCAAGTAATAAGATCACAGCAATCGCTGGTGAAGCCGCAACAGGTAAAACATTTTTCGCATTAGGTATATGTAAAGCATTTTTAGATAAGGATCCTGAAGCAGGTATTATCTACTTTGAATCAGAAAGTGCTATTTCAAAACAAATGATTGAGGCTAGAGGTATTGATTCTAAAAGAATGGTTATCGTACCAGTTGCCACAGTACAAGAATTTAGAAATCAATCAATAAAAATTTTAGACAAATACATGGAACAAACAGTGAAGACTAGAAAACCTTTAATGTTTGTATTAGATAGTCTAGGTATGTTATCGACTACAAAAGAAATGGAAGATACAGCCGCAGGTAAAGAAACAAGAGACATGACAAGAAGTCAAATTGTCAAATCAACATTTAGAGTATTAACATTGAAACTTGGTAGAGCAAATATACCAATGATTATGACTAACCACACATATGATGTCATAGGTTCAATGTTCCCTCAAAAAGAAATGGGCGGCGGTAGTGGTTTAAAATACGCAGCCTCATCAATCATCTATCTCAGTAAAAGAAAAGACAAAGAAGGTACTGAGGTTATTGGTAACATTATACATTGTAAAAATTTCAAATCTAGGTTAACAAAAGAAAACGCAATGATAGATGTCAAGCTTACATACAAGACAGGCTTAGACAAATATTATGGTCTAATAGAACTCGGTGAAGAAGCTGGTATATTTAAAAAGGTATCTACAAGATACGAAATGCCAGATGGTTCTAAAGTTTTCGGTAAGAACATCAATGATAATCCAGAGAAGTATTTTACAAAGGAAGTGTTAGACAAAATAGATGAACAAGCAAAAAGAAAATTCCAATACGGATCAGACGAAGACGAGTAAACGATACGCCTTTGCTCAAAGAAAAGGTGATGACTTTAGTTGTTTAAAAATACTTGACGGACAATACGAAGGTATTATCTACAAGTATAATGAAGTAAAGTTTTCTCAAACTGAGAATGCTAAGGGTGAAATACCTTTAAAGTTTACTTATGATGTTATCGCTAATCCTAATGAGGAAGATGTTAAGTCGGAAGACTTTAGAATTTATATCGGTGATATATTGGTTGAGTGTGTTGATGAACAATTAAAAAATGGAAAGTTACAAATAAATGAATGATAGAATAGAGAATACCATAATAAATAATTTGTTCTTTGATGAACAATTTACAAGAAAGACTATTCCATTTCTTAAAGAAAGTTACTTTACTAAACGTGAAGAAAAAATATTGTTCAGAGAAATACATGCATTCATAAACAAATATAATAATCTTCCTACAAAAGAAAGTATCTTAATTGAACTTAATAATAGAAAAGATTTAAACGAGGAAGAATATAAGAGCACAAAAGAATTAGTTGCTAGTATCAAAGAAGAAGAATCAGATTTACAATGGTTAACAGATACAACAGAAAAGTTTTGTAAAGATAGAGCAGTTCACAATGCTGTATTAGAAGGTATTACAATTTTAGAAGGTAAAGATAAAACAAGAACACCAGAGTCGTTACCTAGTTTATTAAGTGATGCATTAGGTGTAAGTTTTGATAAACATGTTGGCCACGATTACATAGAAGACGCATCAGAAAGATTCGATTGGTACCATACTAAAGAAAAAAGATATCCATTTGATTTATCTTACTTCAATAGAATTACAAAAGGTGGTATACCAAGTAAGACTTTGAATATCGCATTGGCTGGTACTGGTGTTGGTAAGTCATTGTTTATGTGTCATGCTGCGTCAGCATTCTTAACACAAGGTCTTAATGTATTATACATCACACTAGAGATGGCTGAAGAACGTATCGCTGAAAGAATAGACGCAAATCTATTTGATATATCAATGGACGATATTAGAAGTATGCCAAAAGACTTATATGATAGTAAAGTTAAAAAATTAGAAGATAAGACAAATGGTAGATTAGTTATTAAAGAGTATCCTACTGCGTCAGCTCATAGTGGTCATTTCAAAGCATTGATAAATGAACTAGCGTTAAAGAAAAGTTTTAAACCACAAGTGATCTTCATTGATTATTTGAACATCTGTGCTAGTGCAAGGTTTAAAGGTGGTAACATATCATCTTATTTTTATATCAAAGCAATCGCTGAAGAATTAAGAGGTCTTGCTGTTGAACATGATGTTCCAATCTTTAGTGCAACACAAACAACTAGAACAGGGTTTGTAAGTACAGATATTGGCTTAGAAGATACGGCAGAGTCTTTTGGTCTACCAGCAACTGCTGACTTTATGTTTGCTTTACAATCAAATGAAGAACTAGAAGCTCTAGGTCAAATGAAAGTAAAACAATTAAAGAATAGATATAATGACCCTGGTATTAATAGATCATTTATTATAGGTGTTGATAGAGCCAAGATGAGGTTGTACGATACTGACGCTGGGTCACAAAATATAGTTGGTGGTAAAGAACTAAAACAAAAAGAAGACTATCCTAC